TAGTCAATGAAATCCAGTTCTTAACAAATGACCCTAATTTAGCTGCACCAGCAAACAGGCTGACGAAACTCGGTGATGCCTTCATATTCGAACGAACAGACCCGAACGCACTAGGACTCAAAGAGCCAGACAATCCGAAAAAAGCAACCAATGTCTACGTGTATAAAGTCAAAAAGATTATCCAAATCGCATACAACAAGAATGTATCCGGAAACAGCGCGATAACAATGCCGGATAACCAAAAAATCAAATTAACAGCATTTCCATTAAAAAACATCGACGATGAACGGAGCAAAATCCTAGCAGCACCCAGCACCTCGGCATACATAGTAAACAATGGAACCCTACCATACGGGGCCGCAACAGGACCCATAGACCTACCAAACTACAACCGCACGAAAATATATACTAGCACATTGTCGTGGTTCTCACAAGCGGGATTAGCAGTAAAAACATACCTTAGCGACAGATTCAACAATTGGCTAAACACCGAATGGATCGACGGAACAACAGGGGGGATTAATGCAATTACAGCGGTAGATGTAAGCGACGGAAAGCTCACCATGGATGCTCTAATTCTCCAGAAAAAGATATTTAATATGCTAAACCGCGTCGCGATCACAGACGGCACTTACCAAGCATGGAGAGAAGCGACATACGGAATTAGGAGCGCAACATTACCTGAATCTCCTATATTCTGCGGTGGGATGCAGAGTGAAATCGCATTTGATGAAATTGTATCAAACTCAGCAACAGACGAGGAGCCACTGGGAACACTTGCCGGGCGAGGAGTTGCAACTATGTATAAATCCGGAAGAGGTTTGAAAATCAAATGCACAGAACCCAGTATGATCATGGCCTTAGGATCGATTACACCCCGAATTGACTACAGTCAGGGAAACAAATGGTGGACAAGATTAGAGACTATGGATGACTTCCACAAACCAACATTAGACGCAATTGGATTCCAAGAATTGATCGCAGAGGAAGCAGCTGCATGGAGCACGGAAACCACTGAAAACTACAAACACGTATATCAGTCTCTCGGAAAACAACCGTCGTGGATCGAATACACAACAGACGTAAACGAAACATACGGCGAATTTGCTGCAGGAATGCCTTTAGCGTTCATGTGCCTAAACAGGGTATACGAAGAAAATTCAGACCACACGGTTGGCAACGCATCAACATACATCGACCCTACAATATACAACAACATATTCGCAGAGTCAAGACTGAGTTCGCAAAACTTCTGGGTACAAGTAGCATTTGATGTAACGGCACGCCGAGTAATGTCAGCAAAACAAATTCCAAATTTATAACACCATGAAAACAGCAAGAAATAGAAAGGGATGTATCAACAATCCCAACCTCGCATACCAAGCAGAACCGAGAGAGGTAAAACTGAGAAAAATAATCAACGGGGAATCCAATGACATGGAGGATGGAGTATTTCCAACAATCTACACGGAGAAAAAAGATGGAGTACAACCCGAATTCGACATAAGAACAGACCGATTCGAAATAGCGGTAGACGCAGTAGATAAAATCAACCAAGCTGTGGCAAACCAAGTCGCAAAAAACAAGGGTGAAACCGAAGCCGTAAAGGATTTCGGAACAGAAGTAAAAACCGATTCCGAAAAAAGCTAAAGCAGTCGTATAAAGCTCTACCAAAACTCAAAGAGGGGGGATAATTCCGCCCCCCTCTTTTAACCCTCATAAATACGTGTAGCACAGGGCGGTAGACGTTTATACATATATAACAAGAACATAGTATACAAATTCTTTTTTAAAAAAGAACGAAAAATGAACTTTAAAAAACTACTACAATTACTCGAAAAAGGAGAGAGTATCACAAACCCTCTCTCGGGAATCATTGGCAGCGCATCGGGAATTCTCAATATGCTAGGTATAGGCAGAAAAAAACAGATGCAGCAGCAAAAAGAAATGGTGGAGAACGCAGCTCAAATAAACTACAAATACGGAGAAATGGCAGCAAAGAATGCGTTCGAAAGGCAGCAAGTATTATACAACAAAACCTATCAAGACCAAAGTTACGCTAACAAAGTCGCACAAATGGATGCAGCAGGATTGTCTCCAGGCCTAATGTATGGTGGAGGTGGGGCCAGCGGTGGGGGGGCCGGTTCGACGACAGGTGCCCCCATGGGGGCAACGGGTGCTGCCGGTGCAGGTTCAGCAGCCGACCCTAATACACAACTGCAAGCATTAATGTCACTACGACAGGTGCGGATGAGCGAGCGAAAGAACGAAGCAGAAATAAACCTACTTAATACTCAAGCAGATGCACTCAAGGCAGAAGCGGGTAAAAACCAAGAGGAAACCCAATCAATAATCGAGAAAAGGGTATGGGAAGTAAAACAAGAGATGTTTAAAGGATGGAAAGGCTTCATTGACACAGCAAACCAACTATGGGACCAGATGGTAAAATGGCAACCAACAGAAAAAACAACAATCGACGGCAAGGAAGTTGAAATACCTAAATACTTCGAAATAGAGGATGACAAATTCGGCAAAATTGTATTCGGAGAGGAATCATTCCAGGGCGGTATGATGACGGCCGAAAAACAAATCCTCGAGGGAACGGCGGCAATTAAAACTCTAGAGAGCATATACGCAGACAAAAAGCTAGCAACAGAAATCAAAAAGATAAACGCGGATGCATGTAGCGGAATGGCACAAGCGGCATACTATTACGCAGCAGGCGAAACCCAAAAAGCAGAAGCAAAAATGCTCGAAGTAAAAAAGAGAACCGAAGAGGCAACCGCAGATTTACGAGAGCTTCAATATTGGACCGAGATAGCAAACACAATCATCAAACTAGCGCAAGTAGTAGGAAATCTAACAATCGGAGGGAAAACAGGAAAATTAATCAGAGATTACACGGAAAAAAGAATGAGCGAAACACCCCCCAAGAATTCAACAACAGTAACACAGCATTACGACCCGGAAATGCAATTCAAAGGAGTGGATAAAACTGTAACAACAAAATGGTAAAAAAAAATGATTTTAAGAGGGAAAATTTCAAATAAAACCAATGTGTCTATATCCGAGTATCATCGAGAATCCAAAATACGCCAAATCGAATGAAAACAGCAAAAGAATAAAAGACTATCGCCTAAGATGGATTCAAATTCCATGCGGACACTGCGAAGAATGCAGACGCGCAAAAGCAAATGAATGGAGAGTAAGATTAATGGAAGAAATAAAATCAAATCCAAAAAACATTATATTTGCAACACTAACATTCTCCGAAGAGAGCTTAAAAAAGCTGGAATATGACGAAAAAGAACCAAACAAAGCTCCTCAAAAAGCAATTAGTCTATTTAGAAAGCGATGGTGGAAAAAATACAAGGCACCACTAAAACACTGGCTCATCACAGAGCTAGGACATGATAACACCAAAAGAATACATCTACACGGCATTATATGGACAGAATTAACAGAAGAACAATTCGAGAAAGAATGGGGGTACGGCTGGATATTCTTCGGATACGAAGTGAATGAAAGAACAATAAACTATATCATAAAATACATAACGAAAAGAGACGAAGACAACCCCGAATTCAACGGAAAAATATTCACTTCAAAAAAAATCGGAATAAGTTACATAAACAAAAACACACTCAGAAGGCATAAATATCAAGACAGATTCACAGAAGAAACGTATAAAACGGAATCCGGAATAAAAACCGCATTACCAATATATTACAAACAAAAAATATGGACAAATCAAGAACGCGAAGCCCTCCGAATTATAAAGGAAGAGAAGCAAACAAAGTACTACAACAAAACTCCTATCAGAGTAGAAACAATAGAGCAATATAGAGAATATGTAAACGCAGTAAAATACTGGCAATCAATCAAAAAATATGACGGAAAGAGAAAAAAATGAAATATGCCAAGGATATGCCGACTTAATCATAAATAAAACACAACTAACTCGTGAACTATGGCAAACAGAGATTGCAATCAAAAGGTTGGAAAAAATATTAATACGAAACAAAATACTGATACCTACAAAAACAGAGGATGCATCGGAGACAGGTCAACCAACCTAATAAAACTAATCGGTGCTGAGAGAGTATCTCGACGAAACTATAAATACGAAGGAACATACTACGTAACAGAAGATGGAGAGTTATACGACAAAGAGCACGTAATCAATCAAAAAATGCAAAGAACCGGCGTAAGCTTCTACGAAGTAACTGACTGGGAATACGATGAAGGAAAAAGACTATACCAACCTATCATCAGAAGAATAGTAATAATCAAAAACACAAACATTCAATTATCACTAAACCTATGAATGAAAAAGTAAAAAAAATCGTAAAATGGATTGCGGTAATAGCGGCCGCCATCGGCGCGGCAGCTGCCGTAATCATGGAGCAGGGATGCACTCACAAACACTTCCTCAAAGCAAATGGCATCAAAATCGACACAATCGAAGTATCAACATCAACAAAGATTAAATAACATGGACAACAAATTTAGAAATCAGCTACTTGCTGAAAGCAAAAAAAGAGAAGAAGAACTCAAAGAAGTAAACCTCGAAATCGAAGAAAGAGCAATATCAAAAAAGGGGCCGTTCGTACTGATTCGCAACAAAAACAACAAATGGGTAATCACAACGTGCGGTGCGCTCATAAACGGGAAGCAATTCGACACTAAAGAGGATGCCGAAAAACATCTAGCTAAAAAAACATGGGATGACATCTTGACTGCAGCACTCATATTCATCTCACACGTAAATAATCAAATGATAAACACTCAAGAAAAATAAGCCATGAAAAAAACACTAGGAGGAGAAAGACTCCGAAGCGAGAGCAAAATGGAGGTATATCTGCCTAATTTCGGAAGGTCATCGCACAACGTTGGGAAAATAATCCGAACATCGCAAGCATGCGGCACAATCGTTCCCTATTGGTGTCAGATAGGTTTAGATGGAACAACATTCTACATTGACATCACGACAAAAGTAAAGACTTTGCCAACAACCGGGCCTGTATTCGGAAGCTTCAAACATCAAATTGACGTGTTCGTAATTCCGATTAGACTCTACATAGCCGCATTGCATAATAATGCCTTAGGAGTGGGATTAAACATGAGCAAGGTATTACTGCCATGTTTTGAAGCAATGTCAGCTAATACATCAATCTATGAACATGATACCAATAGAGGACAAGTCAACCCAAGCTCGTTATTATCATACCTGGGAATAAAGGGATTCGGATACTCTTCTGTCAATCAATACCTGCGAAGATTTCCCGCAATGTTCAATCTGGCATACTGGGATATATTCAAAAACTACTATGCCAATAAACAAGAAGAAAACGCATATGTAATCACGGGGATTAACCATATTTGGAAGAAACTTAGTATAGGCGATGGGGTCTCCTGGATTAAAACATGGCTGGACAACAGTAGTGAAGTATACCGGATAGAGTCAACAGCTGAAAAACCGAAGTATATTAGGCTAGAGTTCGAAGAGAACGTATCACCCGAAGTAGTCAATGAAATCCAGTTCTTAACAAATGACCCTAATTTAGCTGCACCAGCAAACAGGCTGACGAAACTCGGTGAT